TGATGAAACATTATCTGATGAAACATCATCTGATGAAACTGATAATAATGTAGAAAAATCTGAACCTACTGATGATAATTATCTTGGAAAAGATGATAAAAAAAAATATTTGATTTTTACTGACAAATATACAAAAATAAAAACAAAGGAAACAAAAGAATTTCCAGAAGGATGGTCTGCAAAAATAAATAAAAAAACAAAAAAAATTTATTATAGAAATAATGAAAAAGATGAATTAAATACATGGGATTGGAATTTTAAAAAGAATGAACCGAAATATCCACTAGGAGTTAATTTTAGAGGAGGTACTATACCTAATAAATTAGAAGATATATCTAAATTACTATCAGAATTAAAAATAATAGTTGATACTATTGATACAGATAAAATTAAACGTAATCCAAATAAAGAAACAGTTGATGATTTAGAAACTAAAAAGTTAAAAATTGAAGCAATTAAAAAAAATATAGAATTATATTTTACATTTGAAGGTCGTAATGAATTAATTGATATATTTAATACATCAACATTAATGAAAACAAAAATAGATACAATTAAAAATGAAATAAAAGAAAAATTAAGAAAACATTCTATTGGACGTGAATCTATAAATTATAAATATATGTTAATGACGATGAACCGTATTGATTTTGCAATAACTTTTTACAAAAAAATAATAGAACTTGCATTTACTGAAGATACTTATACTAACAAATTTAATTTAGATATTATCAATTTAATACAAGAATTAAATATCTCTATAGATATAAGTGCATTATTTAATCAATTTAATGCATACACAACTGTATATCCAACTACAACATTAGAATTAAATACATTAAATATTATTAATAATATTAGTGCTATTATTCAGGTTCAAATTTATAATTTTAATAACGTACTTACTAGACTAGCAGAAGAAAAAAAAGTAGAAGAACAAAAAATAGAATTAATTGCAGCTATTCATTCAAATGGATTTCAAAAAAGTGATGAAATGAAAGACATGATAAAACAAATGGAAAATAATTTAGACAAAACAATAGAAAATAATAAAGATGAAATGTATTACCTTGAGAATATTAATAAATTACATGAAAAGAAAGTTTTAGATACAAAAGAAGCGATTGAAATTGCTCAAAACCCACCTATAAGTATAAATACTGCAGATGTACCATCACCTATAATAACTTTAGAATCTACACTAGAAGAACGTCTGAAAACTGCAGAGGACAATTTTGCTAAAGCAGAGGTAGAAGTAGCTACAGCAAAAACAGAAGTAGATCGAATAAATAGCGCACAACCAATTAATAAGGATGAATTAGCTGCTGCAAATGTAAAATTAGCTGCTGCAAATGTAAAATTAAATTCTGCTAAAAGTATATTAGATTTTCTAAAATCTGATACAAATAGTAAATTATTAAAATATGATAGTCAATTAGCATCAAATCTAATTCAATCTATATCAAAATATATTGATACATATGATAGATGTAAAACAGAAATTATTAAAAAAATTAATAAACATATTGCATTAATTCAAATATCTGAAAAAAAAATTAATATATTATCAGAGGTTATTTGTCAAAAAACACTAGATGAAATGAATATTATTTCTTTTAATTCTAATGAACAAAGTTTACTTGGTAACCCACTCTCTAAAAGAATGCCTATTATGGGAAATGTAATAGATTATAACTATGAAAATGGCAATACTATATTAACAATTTATGGAAATGATAGTAAACCTATTACTAAAAAATTAAAATATTGTAAGCTCAATATTGTCGAAGATAAAAAAGAAAAAAAAGAAAATAATGATGCAGAAGCAATAGCAATTGCAAACAAATTAGGATTTACAAATGATACACTTGTAATTTGTAAAAAAAATCCAAGTGTAATTGACCGTTTTTGGAATGGAATGAAAGGTAATTCAGTAGAAGGTAAAATAAGTAAAATGAGTTTAAAACGCCCTAGATTAAAGGCTCCATATGTAGAAGTTACATTATCAAATAGAAATATAATAGAAGGTGATAATGTTGATGATAATACTAAATTTAATATAAATAATTGTGAAAATGCTTTTCAATTAACATTAGAAAAGATGAATAAGAAAAGACAAAATAAATATATTGTAAAACAATTAGAGAAATTAAAACAAATTTCAAAAGAAATTGATAGTTTAGATTCTAAAAAACCAGATTATGAATTAAAATTAAAATTATTAAATCGTACATATGAAAGAATTAGTGATGAAACAAAGATACTAATTGAGAATAGAAATAATGGTATAACATCACCAACAAGAGATACTTTTCAAATAGCACAAGAAGAACAAGAAGAAGCCAAATTAGAAAAGAAATTACAAATTTCTAAATTAGAACAAAATGTTGATGATTTAAGAGATAAAAGACTTGAATTAGAAAATGCATTAAAGAAAATCAACCCTAAATATTATGAATTAATACATCCTGAAAAAACAGATATTTCACGTCTTAAACTTGGTAATACTGTAGTAGGTGGAACAAAAATGATACAACGTGCTGGATATATTACTTCAGTTGATCCAGAAATAAATTTAAATGTTATTTTAGAAGAATCAAAACCACTATTAAATAGAATTAAACATTAATTTTTTCCTCAATAATATCAGATAACTTACCATTAACGTCAATTATCCGATATTTAATCATATACATACTAGTATCTACATTTATATTTACTTTATTATCAATAACATCTATAATCCCATTATTATTAAAATTATTATATGTTGAATTATTTGAACTAACTATCCAATAAATTACTTGTTTTGCATTATTAGATACTTCTATTGTAATTAATTTACTTTCTAAATTAGTATTAGAGGGTGGTTGTATAAATGTATCTACAAATGATCCACTATATAAATAAGATAAGTAAATACAACATGTAACATAAAAAAGTATTAAATATGTTCTATTTTCGGGTGATAAACATACATCTATCGATTGTATATAATAAATAATCGATATACTAATTATTATAAATATTCCAATAAAAATATATAAATTTTTCATAAATTATAGTAGATTATAAATTTAAATAATTTAAATTTATAATTAATTTAAGCTGAGCTTGTTGCCTTAATAGGATTTTTAGAGCTGGGTAAAAGGATAGGACCGAGAACGGGTACGGGTTGATTGAACCAGTTGAAGAGAGAGATTACACCGCAAATACCAATGAAAGCGTTTAATGCGACGGATACATTCTTGTTGGCGACTACAGTGGAAGGGTCGAAGCTTACGATAGAAGCTACACCATAAAAGAGAGCGCCTAAAAATGATACGGGATATGCATATGCAAAAATAGCATCACCAAAACCTAAAAAACCACCCATGTTGTATATATGTTATATAAATAATATTTTTTTTAATATTTAATTATTTTACTCGACTATATTCTTTTTGGACAAATTTAACATCTTTGTCTAATTTTTTAAAATTTTCAAGATTATTTTTTTGTAAAGTTCTTATTGCATTTAAATGTCTTAATACGGTTAATGTACCATTTTCTTTAGATGCTTTTTTTAATGAATTTCTTCTTTGTTTTAAAGATTTTTTTAATGAATAACCTTCATCCGTTAACATACCTTTATCTTTTATTTCAAAGAGACGTCTACCTTTACCTATTTTTCCAACGTCTTTGATCATTGATGATTTAATTTTAGAACTTTTTACTTTTGTTCCATCTTTACGTGTATATGATTTACGTACGTAACTTGTTCTTCTAATCATTCTATCAGGCATAATTTATATATAAAATATAAATTTAAAAATATTCATATTATATGAGTAAATATCCGAGTATAACTGATATTAATTTTCAATCAAAAATAAAAGAAATATTCAAGGAATATAGGATTAAAAATAAGAAACAATCATTAAAAGACTTTTGTTATCCTAAAAAATATACATTCCAACTCCCACAATTATTTGTTGCTGAATTTCTTAATCCTAAAACTCCCTATAAAGGTATTTTATTATATCATCGAATAGGTGCAGGTAAAACATGTGCAGGTATTCAAATTGCAGAAAAATGGAAAGAACATAAAAAAATTATATTAGTTGCACCTGCTTCTTTAGTGGGTAATTTTTATAAAGAGCTACGGTCTGAATGTACTGGAAATGTTTATATTACTAAAGATGAACGAACAGAATTAAGTGTCTTATCACCCTCTTCAAGTAAATATCGTGAAATTATTGATACTGTAAAATCACGTATTCATAAATATTATGAAATATATTCTTATCATAAATTTGTAGATTTGATAAATACAAAAAAAATACATTTAAAAAATAAAGTATTAATAATTGACGAAGTTCATAATATAGTAAGTGATGAAGGTACTTTTTATACTACATTTAAAAAGGCAATTGATACATCACCAGATAGTTTTAGAATGGTAATTATGTCAGCTACTCCGATTTTTGATAAACCTGCCGAATTAGGATTAACTATAAATTTATTAAAACCTATTAATAATTTTCCTGAACCAGATGAATTTAATAAATTATTTTTAGAAAGAGATGTAAATGAAGATGGTATAATATATAAATTAAAGAATGAAGATAAATTAAGTAAATTATTACAAGGTTATATATCTTATTATGAAGGTGCACCTGCATTTGTATTTCCAAAAACACAAATTAAATATGTTAAATGTCAAATGAATAAATTTCAATCTGATGCATACAGAAGTTTTGTAGATCAAGAAAAGAAAGGATTATTCTTACAATCAACTGATATTCTAAAATTACCAAATAGTTTTTTATTAGGTGGTAGAGTTATTTCAAATATTGCATATCCTAATCGTAAATTCAACGAAAAAGGATTTGAAAGTTTTGATGGGAATTATTTAAAATTAGATAACTTGAAAAAATATTCAATAAAATTTTATAAAATATTAAAAAAAGTAGAACGTTGTAATGCACCTGTGTTTTTTTATTCTAATTTTAAAGAACATGGAGGTATTGAAGATTTTAAACGTGTATTAGAATATCATGGATATTCTGATTTTTTAGAACATGATAAAGGAAAGAAAAGATATGCAATTTGGTCAGGTAATGAGAATGCTAAAGAAAAAGATTTAATTAGAGATGTAATTAATTCTATTGAAAATACAGATGGTTCAAAAATTAAAATTATATTAGGTTCACCTGCTATAAAAGAAGGTGTAAGTTTACTAAGAATTAGACAAGTACATATTTTAGAACCGTATTGGAATATGTCTAGATTAGAACAAGTAATTGGCCGAGCTGTTAGATTTTGTTCTCATAAAGACTTACCAAGAGATGAAAGATTAGTTAATATTTATATATATTTAGCAATAGATTCTCCAAAAGAAATGTCAATTGATCAACAAATATTAAGTTTGGCTCTTAGAAAAAAAATATTAGTTGAAGATTTTAATACTATTTTAAAAAAATCTAGTATTGATTATTATTTATTTAATAAATAATTTCTTAATATATATAAAGAAATGTTAAACGCCAAAGCACCTTCAAGAACACCTTCAGGTGTTAGTCTTATGAAAACATATATGCCACCTAGTTCAACTAACATCAAAGCGTCAGATGTAGAAGTTACATACAGTAAAAATACTAATACTCAATTTACTTGTATATCAGCTAATTTAGGATCCGAAAATTGCAACACAACAATTGGAGCTGTTGATGGTATGAGGCAAAAAGCTGCAGATGGAATGACAGATCTACCTAATGCAGCTGATAGTAAATGTGTAGCCGTGTGTCCTATGGATAATAATAAAGTTGTTAGATTTAAAGGTGATTCTTTGATCTGGTCCAGCAGTCTTACTAATCAAAGTTTGAGTAATACAAAAGTTATGGTAGAAAACCCAATTACTTACACTTCCCCAACAAATGTATCATCATCATGTTATTATATTAATGCTACAAGTAAAAATTGTCCTACTGAAAATAGTTTTGGTTGCCAAGCATACTGCATGGCCACACCATCTGCATCTGGATTTATTGTAGAACAAAGATGTCCTAATAATCAAACAAGTTGTGATCCTATGACATTAAAGTGGATGAAAAAATAATTAAAATTATTTTCTTTATATAAATGTATATAAAGAAAATGTCAAATAAACAAACATCATATTGTATAGTTGATATAAAATCAAAAGATAGTTTTTCCGGAATGTGTGAAAATGGAACTAATATTATTTCCACTAAATATTCTGATAATACTAAATCAACTAATGATGTCATTCAATGTGTTAATAATACACCATCTAATACAAGTCAACCTAGATGGGCAATGAATATAACTGAAGATAATTATTTACACCCTTGAAGATTTAAAATGAAACAAAATATAAACAATATTTTTCTAATATATCTATATATAGATGGCAGATCCTTTAGAAAAATATTGCTTAATTAATAATGTAAATAATTCATGTACATCTGATAGTAATAAAAAAATTATTTATACAAATAAACAATCTAATGTAAATAGTATAATTACACCATCATCTAAACCTGCAAAAGAAAATACTGGACATTTATTTGATAATTCTACATTAAACTATGCACATATTGGTCATGATAAAGATAATAATAATACATATACTAATAAGTGATTAATTATATAAATTTTTCCATGTTTCATCTTCTTCAATAATATCTTTTTTACTCTTCTTAGATTCCTTATTTAACTTGAATATCTTAAAAGCATTTTCTAAATCTTGTAAATTTATTTTTTTCTTATCTTCTGGTTTAAATAAAACTCTTTTACCGTGTTCTATTTTAGTCATAAAAAATAAAGTTTCTATATCACCACCCATATTAGCAAATAATTTATAATTATCTTCAAAAAATTTAATTGGAACATCATCTGCATTCCATCCCATATCAACAACTTTTTTTTTAAATATTAAACATAGTTCTTCTGCAGTGTACTTTTCTATAGTATATACAAATGGAAATCTTCTTCTTAATCCCTCATTATGTGCAAAAAAACATGAATCTAATGCTTCTTTATAACCTGCAATAATACATAACAAAC